AATCAGGTACTGAAACTTTAAAACAAGCTAAACTTGTTGATAGAGCAAAAGCAAAAGAGGCAAAGAAAGCAAAGAAAGCAGCAAAAGATAAAAAGAAATTAGCTGAATATAAGAAGAAAAGAAAAACTAAAAGTAAATCTTAATGGGTTTTAAACTAGGAAGAGAAAGAGGATTACAAGTATCTAGTGGAGAGATTAAAAATAAATTACGTTTTAATCAAGATCACGCATCTGTACCTGGAACACCAATTCTTAGAAAAGATTTAGGTAAAGATATTATGGGTGAAGCTAATATGGATGGAAGTATTTATATTAATAATTCAGTTGAACCTGGTAGCGAGGAGGAGGAAAAAGTGCTGATTCACGAAATGAGACATGCTACCGATATGAAAATAGGTAAACTACGATACGAAGATGATTATATCAAGTATAATGGTGAAACGTATGATAGACAAACAATAGAAGGTCAAGACATGATTCAATACGAAGGAAAATGGATCGAAGCTGGGAGTATGGAACTTCCCTGGGAACTTGAAGCGAATAACGGAAATAAATAAATTTTAAAAACAAAACAATAAAAATGGCAACATTAACACCAACATTAACATTAGCATCTTCTGATATGAACGGAGATGTTTTAAATCTTTCCGTTACGGATTCATTATCTATTCTCGGACAGGTTACAACAAAACAAGTAGCAACATCAACTAGTTCTGCGATATTTGCTACAGCTGCAAATTATACTAAATCATATGTATATTTAAAAAATCTTACTACAACCGCAGCTGAAATCATTACAATTGAGAAAGCAGATGGAGGAGATGAGTATATGACTTTAGGAGCTGGAGAATTTGCTTTCTTTCCTTGGGCTTCAATAGTAGATTTATTCGCAGACGCAGCGCAGGGAACACCTACGCTAGAAGTAAGAATATATCAAGAATCAGCAGCTTAGTAATAATAAATAAATAAACAAATAAAACATGGCAACATTAACACCAACACTTACACTTGCTAGTACTGATATATTTGCGGATCAACCATTAAGTTTATCAGTAACAGATAGTTTAACAGTAGAAGCACCAATGACAGACATTTCCAGAATGAATACCAATGATAATATTGGTAATGGAGCTGGAGTAATTATAGATGAACTAGATACTAACACTTACTTTTTGTATATTAAACATACTGGTATTTTATCATCAGATGGTACATCAGCTGCAAATGCAACTGCTGATTATATAACAGTAGGAAACGAAGATGGAGATGCTCCATCTAAATTAGTAATACTTTACCCTGGGGAATTTGCATTTTTCCCAGTACAAGGAAATAATGATACATCTGATGATGGCGCTGAAGTAGGTGGCGTAAAAGTATTTGCGGCATCTGCAAATGTACAAATTAACTACGCATACTGGAAAAGATCTTAATACAACTTAAATGAGTATATTAACAAACTTATTATCAGGTGGCGCAGCTAAACTTGTAAAAAGCGTAGGTGGAGTTATAGATAACTTGCATACATCTGATGAAGAAAAGTTAGCGGCGGAAGCAAAAATCAAAGACCTAGTAATGGGTTATGAAGCAGAAATGCAAAAACAAGTAACTGAGAGATGGAAGATGGATATGCAGTCCGATTCTTGGTTGAGTAAAAATATAAGACCACTAGTTCTAATATTTCTAGTAGTATCTACAGTATTATTAGTATTTATTGATGCTGGAGTTATTTCCTTTGAAGTTAAATCGTCATGGGTGGATTTATTACAATTAGTATTAATAACTGTGATCGGTGCCTATTTTGGTGGTAGATCACTAGAAAAAGTAAAAAAATAAAATTATGGGACAAAATTCAACAGAAGTAGCATATGGATTTGGACAAATGGGTAGTGTGTACCAAAACTTAGCAAAACCAGTATATCCACCTACGGACCACGTGATTGTAGCTATTCAATTTATTAGATCAAATATATTAACCGCATTACACACTGAAACTTTAGACACATATGGACCTCAATTTGTAACAACCGAAGCCACCGAAGCTACTGATGGTAATTACTTAGGTGTTACTGAAGCCGTTTGCACGGGAGCAAGAACAACTGTTTTTGCAACAAATGATACGGTAACTATTAGCGCAGCAGATCCAAAAATAAAAGTTGGGCAGTATGTATTGTTGGTAAATACTACCGATACTATAAACGCTGGTTTGTCAGTAGATGCTGAAACTCCAACGCCTATATACCACGGCCCAAGCCAAGCAGGTGTTAAGGTATTAAAAGTTAATGGGGTTAATATAACTCTAAGTGCGGTTTTAACACCAACATCCTCACAAAACTTAGTATTTCTTGATGATTATCATGGTGCTGGTGGTACATCAACAGTAGGAACTTCATACCCAACTGGTATGATTATATACGGTCGATGGACTATGGCAACACCAACTGCTGATGCGGATGGTGGAATAATTTGTTATTTCGGTAAATAATGACTATTCAAGGCATGTCGCAGGGGATGGCTTTTACAAACATGTCCTATTACATACAAGATACTGGTTATCCAGGTGGTCCTGATGTAGAAGAATGTGGTGCGGGTATTTATGATGGTACACAAGGTACTGGTATATATCGTACAGCTTTTAATATGGATGCAGGCGCAACAACTACAGGCGCAGCCATAATAGTATTTGAAGTTGGAAATGTATATGAAGGTGCCGCTGGCTCTAACGCAGTTGATTATGCTCAACCTGATAAATTAACATGGGAATACAATGGTGTTTTTAACTCAGAATATTCAGCTGTTCATATGGGTGATACAGATGATAGCGGGAGTAATCCTGATGTTATGCATGGTATTGGTTATATGAGGGGAATGATAGGTTCTGAAGTTGCTGCTAGTAAAAACGCATACTCTGCTTGGTCATCTCCAGGAGCTCCATTATCTCAAGTCACTGGTTCTAGATTATTATCGGGTAGCGAGAGTCTCACTTGGAATAATACAGCTGGTTCTTCAACCACATATAGTGGTGCTACTACACCAGATAATGATGATCTTTTTGGTAGCACTGCTCAATACGCTATAACGGCAGATGATAAAGAATATGAATATTTAGATATAACTCAAGCTGCTGCGGCGGGCATTACACACGGTACGTTTAAAGATTTAGATAGGTATTTATGGGATTCAGGCGCAGGAACATACGCGTCTGTTAGTACTGGGAATTATGCTGGGGTATATACTGGACACGATCAAGAGGAGACTGCAGATATAAATGGAAATTCATTTGTTGGGTCTAGCGCCGTAACACTACATGAAAACGATAACCCATACGCCAGTAGACAAGCTATGATGGTTGTTCCAGTAGTAGGTGGTGGTATAATAGACATACACGTAGAAGCAGCTCTTCACGGAACTTGGCATAGACATATGTGTTTGTGTCCTATAAAATTACCTAAATGGGGTAATGCTGATAATAAAACTGGGTATCAAGCTGATGAATCACCATACGACAACGCTACTGATGCTAGTAGACATAATTTTTCAGATCCAAGCAGTCCAACTTCGGGCGCGATAGCAGGATCTAATACAACTTTTTATCATGTGAATAGTCAAGATAGACAATATAGACAACAAGGTATAGCTAGTTGGAGTGGAACAGCAAGAAGCGGTGGACATGTTATAAGCGCATTAAATGTTGATTCAGCGGGTAGTACAGAATGGAAAGGTGTTGTCAATAGATTTGACTGGGTATTTACAGACAATGGTGGTGTTACTAGAGTTCCAGTTGGTTTTTATGCAATTGATATAGGGGGAACAGTATACGTTGTAGAGGTTGGTGATACTAATACAGCTGGCATAGCACAAGCTGGAGTTGTTAAAGATGTTACAGCATAATAAAAAATAAATAAATTAACTTAAATTAAATAAAATGGCAAAAAAAGAAAAAGTGGTTGACTTAAAACCAGAGAAAATTACTGAAGATCAATTGAGAAAAGCACAGGGGTTTATAAGTAATCTTAATAGAGCTCAGGGAGAAATAGGTATATTAGAAACTAAAAAACATATTTTATTACATCAAATTGCTGGAGTAAATGAGCAGTTGGGTGTATTACAAGATGAATTTCAAAAAGAATACGGTACTAATGATATTGACGTTCAAGATGGAACTATAAACTATCCAAAAGAAAATGGCGAAGTTAATAAGAAAGATTAGTATCGGTAAAGATTATAAGAATGACGCTATGCACTATGCCGTGGGGCAAGAAGTGTATGGTGGTCATACTATCTGTGATATTATAGAAGAAGAGCAAAAGTATTCTGTTTATATCAAAAAGAATAAAGATGTATTGCCTTGGAAAGATTTTAATAAAAATATGGCTGTGTCTGTAGAATATAATTTAGAATATTAAGACTATGAGAAATTCACCTTTAAGAGCTTTTGCTAACGGAGATAAAGAGAAAAAAGAAGTAAAATACGACTTAAGTAAAGCAACTGTTGATGGTAAAAAAGTTAAGAAAGAAAAATCATCATTTGATAGTAGATTTACCCCTGTAAACCAAGCGGATCTTCCAAAGCCTAAGCTAAAAAGAAGAAAGAAGTAATGCGAAGTGTTTACAACTTTGTTGTAACACCAAAAGGAGAAAGATATAACAATACTAAAAAACTAGATGGTGGAGAGTTAATCCTAAACACTGAGATTTACAATCATCAATATGTTAATAGAGAAGCAGTAGTTATATCAACTCCAATAGTGGGACATACAGATATACAAGCAGGTGATACGGTTATAGTGCATCACAATGTTTTTAGAAGATGGCATAACGTAAAAGGTATAGAAAAAAATAGTAGAAGTTATTTTAATGAATCTACTTATTTTATAGCTTCAGACCAAATCTTTTTATATAAAAGAGATGGCGTGTGGACAGCTCCAAAGGGTTATTGTTTTGTAAAACCTTTAAAGGCAGTGGATCAATTTAATATTGAATCTGAAAAACCATTACAAGGTATCGTTAAGTATTCAGATGGTACAGTTGGGGTTAATGAACTAGTTGGTTTTAGACCAAGTAGTGAATATGAGTTTATCGTTGACAACGAGAGACTGTATAGAGTTTTATCTAATTTTATTACAATTAAATATGAATATCAAGGAGACGAAGAAGAATATAATCCAAGCTGGGCACAAAGCAGTTGAAGAGTTGATTAAAGTCGCTAAAGAAGCAATTGTAGATTCAGACGATGATATATCGGCAGATAGATTGAAGAATGCAGCAGCTACTAAAAAACTAGCTATATTTGACGCATTCGAAATACTTAACAGAATTCAAGAAGAAGAAAACCTGCTTGAGGGCAAAGCACCTGAAGAGACAAAGGAAAAAACTTTTAGAGGATTCGCAGAAGGTAGATCTAAGTAATGTACGAGCAAAGTTTAGTTAAAACAATAGAACCTATTAAAAAGACAACTATTAGTCGTCTTAATAAATCTAAAAAATGGGAATATGGATACAATAAAGAACATGATATCATTATTATCTCAAAAACAGGGAAAATTGGTGAAGTGGTTGAAATCCAAGGTTTGCGAATTGGCTTGCCGTTGGAACCAAAAAAAGTGTACGTGCACCCCAAAAATAAATGGGTAAAACTTGATCAACCAAAAGAGTTAGAACGTTTAAAAAATATATTTGATTGGAGATCGTATCCTGATGATCAAAAAGAACAATGGTACGATTATATAGATGAGGAGTTTAAAAGAAGAGAAGAAGGGTTTTGGTTTACTAATAATAGCAAAGCGACTTGGATAACAGGAACTCACTATATGTATTTGCAATGGAGTAAGATAGATGTTGGAGCTCCAGACTTTAGAGAAGCGAACAGATTGTTTTATATATTCTGGGAAGCTTGCAAAGCAGATAAAAGATGTTATGGTATGTGCTACCTAAAGAACAGGAGATCAGGGTTTTCGTTCATGTCATCTGCAGAAACAGTTAATTTAGCCACTCTTGCAAGTGATAGTAGATATGGTATACTATCTAAAACAGGAGCGGATGCTAAGAAAATGTTTACAGACAAAGTCGTTCCTATTTCAATTAACTACCCATTCTTTTTTAAACCTGTTCAAGATGGTATGGATCGTCCAAAATCCGAGCTTGCTTACCGTGTACCCGCTAGCAAGTTTACAAGAAAAAAAATTACAGTTAATGAAAAGCTAGAAGATATACAAGGTTTAGATACAACTATTGATTGGAAGAATACTGGAGATAATAGTTATGATGGTGAAAAATTAGCTTTATTAGTACATGACGAAAGTGGTAAGTGGGAAAGACCTGACAATATATTAAACAATTGGAGAGTTACAAAAACATGTTTAAGATTAGGTAGTAGGATCGTTGGTAAGTGTATGATGGGTTCAACGTCAAATGCTTTAGATAAGGGAGGTGATAACTTTAAAAAATTATACAATGCAAGCGATGTCACAAAGCGAAATAGAAATGGTCAAACAAAGTCTGGTTTATACTCTTTGTTCGTCCCAATGGAATGGAACTACGAGGGCTTTATTGACGAGTACGGAGTTCCAGTTTTCACTACTCCTGATATCGATGTCCTCGCCCCAGACGGTGAATTAATAGACGTAGGTGTAGTAGATAACTGGCAAAACGAAGTAGATGGTTTAAAAGGAGATTCAGACGCTTTAAATGAATTTTATCGCCAGTTTCCAAGAACTACAGAGCACGCGTTTAGAGACGAGGCTAAAGGTAGTATATTTAATTTAGTTAAAATATACGAACAAATAGATTACAATGAAGAGATGTCTAGAACCTTAGGAATTACAACAGGTAATTTTCAATGGGTCAATGGAATAAAAGACACGCAAGTAATATTCTATCCAGATCCAAAAGGTAGATTTAAAGTTAGCTGGGTTCCACCTCAGCAATTACAAAATAGAGTGGTACTTAAAAATGGTATAAAATATCCTGGTAACGAACATATGGGTGCATTTGGTTGTGACTCTTATGATATATCAGGGACCGTAGATGGAGAAGGTTCTAAAGGCGCTTTGCATGGACTCACGAGATTTAGTATGGAGGACGCCCCGGCCAATAGCTTCTTTTTAGAATACTTATCAAGACCACCTACGGCAGAGATGTTCTTTGAAGATGTTTTAATGGCATTAGTATTTTATGGAATGCCAATACTCGCAGAGAACAATAAACCCCGCCTCTTGTACTACTTGAGGCG